TTGACCCCAAACTACAACTCCCTGACCTGGGAATGTAGCAATTGGATTAACATTTGATTCATACAATGTGTCACGATTAGCATGTGTTAATTTACGTTCTGCTTGAATTACTGTATCCAACCCACCACGATTCAAACCAGCAGGTGCGAACCAGGGAGCTGCTATTTTGTCGTTGAAGGCATAAATTCCAGCCAACACTGTTGAGGGTGGTACAAATTGATACTGTCCTGTATTAGCATCACTTATTTGTACCCAAGGCCAATAAGTTGCGGCATAATTTGAATCTCTTAGTTTTGCCTTATCCGTAACGGCTGCTAAAGCAGTTGTACCGTGTTCTACTACATCATAAATAAGGAAACAATCACCTCTAGCCTCACAAACATCAATAGCCTTTGTTATAATTCCAGTATGTGCTCCTCCTAATCTATCAATAATACCTGGAACTAACATTAAGTTAATATCATATTCATCTGCATTTGATAATAAATTAAGTGCATCCATGTAAGCAGAACCACCATCATTAGAAGTTATTGATTGTAATGGAAATCCTTGTGAATTAGTAGCATTAATATCTTTATAAAAATTATAACCTGTACTTGTTCCTACAGCGCCAGATGAAGTTACAATTTTACCTACTGAATCAAAACCAGCAACACCATTTGTACCACTACTAAATGAACCATCAAATGAACCACTACTAAGACCTGGTAATGAAGCTGAAGCCGCGTTATCTCTGACTTCTCCATTTTCATCAAGATAATCTATCGTGTCTCTTACACCCGATACATAAACATACTTTGATTTATTTGGGTAATTACCTGTATATTGTATAAAGGGGTCGGAAGTTCCAGAATCTGTTATTGATGCCTGTGAATCACCAACCATCTTAGCAATATAATTATTTGAGTTTGGATCCAAAGAAACATTGTTCCAAGTTTCAAGAATCTGTTTTCTTTTATGAGTATCATCACCACGTCTAATTAAAAGAGAAAATGTACCTTTTGCTGGATTTACGCTACCAATTTCCCATCTTACATTATCTACTGAACCACTGTTCTTTAATAAACCATTTGATTGACCAATTGAACCTGTATTATTCATAATTGCACCATCATCGATAGTATTTAATGTAAATGAAGAATAACTGGATTCGGCAATATCAACTAACCGACCAGGCATTGCACTACCAGTATTCTGTTTACCACTACCGGATGGTATGGCCGCACTCGCACCACCAAAAGAACCATCAAGTATTCTAACTACGGTTAGTTTACCACTATGTTTTAAATATTGTTGAGCTGTAAGTGATGTTAAATAGGTATAACTATTTGAACCACTTTTAAATACATCACCAAACCTTGTTTGGTATTCTGAATAAGAAGTCACTACTGTTGGAATCATTGCTGGTCCTTTAACAGTAGGTCCTATTACTACCGCTCCAATATCACCAATCGCTGATGGTAAAAATGAAACGTCTATTTCTTTTGTAAATACACCGGGGGATACGATTTTTTCGGCCATTTGGAATCTCCTATAGGATTGTAAATTTTAAAATTTAGATTGATTTGCGCATAAATTATCAATCATATATAAATATATGAAAAATATCTCAAACGATAAATTAATTTAATAAATTATAAAGTTTTATCTGGAGTTTCTTCGGTTGGTTTCGGTGTAAATACACCACTAGTTAAATCTAAATTACCATCACCATATTTTTTATTGATTGTATCAACAAAATCTCTTTCGTTAGTTTGATTTTCAGTAAACTGAACTCTAACATTATCTTCTGCTGTATCTAAATCATCAAATTGTTGATTTAATCTAATACGAGAAACACTTAATTGACCTAAAGCATTTTGTATATTTACATAACCTTGCTGTAAGGTATTAAGTTGTTTCATTTCATCTTCTGTGAATTTTACTTCTTTATCTGCCATGTTATAACCTCTTATTAATTATTGAAAAGTTTCATATATAAATATATATAAATTATAAAAACATTAAATTTATTTTCCTAATTGTTCATCGGTTGGATTACCTTCAAAACCGAAAATAACCTTTGTTGGTGTAATCCTTTTTTGAACTTGGTTCATTTTACCAGTAACAATTGAATTTGTTTCTTCTGGTAATAAATAAGCTTTTGATATAATTGAAAAGGTAGATTTAATAAATCTTTCACCGTCTTGATTCATTTCAGAAGCATCACTTACTGAATCTAATGTAGAAATAAATCTATAAGTATCTATATCACCCCAATAAGTTTTATCATGTTCCATAAAAGTTTCAACTAATGGGTTCATTTGTTCTATAAAATTTGTCCATAATACAAATTCATATGTTATATTTACAAAGTTAGGTATAGTTGTAACCAATTGTTCATACGGTGGTAATTCACCAGTTTGAACTGCAAATCTAGTATATCTATTATCTTTAGACCAAGTTGTATTTCTAACTATTTCTGTATATTTTCTTCTAATATCATGTTCATAACCAGGTATCATGTCACTCTTTTCTACAGAAGTTCTTTTTAACATAATCAATGGAAGAATAAGTGCATTATTTTTATCCCTCATTGTACCCCGTTTTCTAACCGATTTCCATCGTTCTTCATTTCCATACATTACAGGAACTTTAACTCTTTCATTTGATTCTTTAACTATTGGTTTTATTACATTTTTAACATGAGTCATTATTACAGTATCAATATCTTTAAGAGTTATTGAATATTGCTGACTTAAATCAGAACCTGGTTGAATAGATACAGATTCATTACCACCACTACTCCATGTTCGTTGTGATGTTTGTGTTTCTCTATCCACCGTTTTTTTATCAACATTTGTTGTATCTGTGATTGGTTTTATTGCCATTATAATATTCTCCTATAAATAAATATAGAAGAAAAATATTAATATGATGATTTTATGTTCGCACCTTCACATCGTTCTTTATATTTAGGATCTTCTTGTGGAGTTTTATATACACTCCCCTGATCTGTATTTGTACATTACAGAATAGATACACATTTACCTGTATCTTCATGACACTCGAAACCACTACAACAAGGTGGTGTCTGACTACCTTCATTATTTGTTCTATCACACAGATCCCCATGTAAAAGACATTGTGGAGAAGTTTCTGGAGCTTGGCCGTCCTGTGTAGTCCAAGTCCACTCTTGGTCATAATAATTCCACAAATCTCCTCCAGGTTCAAGGTACACACTTGAACAATTATAATCTACACAATTACAATCATGAGATGGACATTGATATGGACAAGAAAAGTATGCATAGTCCTCTCCACCACCGGAGTCTTGCCAACTGTAATTCCACCAACAAGGATTAAAGTGACCCCACTGCTCTTCACATTCTTGTTCAGTCAAACATACCCTGAGAGATTCACCGTTACAATCTAAATCACAAGTTCCAGTTATATCGCAACAATCCTGAGCACTCTGACCTGAACCAGGACAACACTCCCAATTATCATTACAAAATCCAATATTACCACCGGTATTGTGTTTACTCATAGGTCCTAGATATATCTCATCAGTCCAACTATTATTACCTGTCCAATGAGATGATTGACGTGGCCACCATTCCAAATCAGTATTGCCGGTATGGCTATTTACCTGACAACCTTTGGATGGATCTACACAATCACAAAATCCTTCAGAATCGCTTGCTCCGGTTGGGTTTACATTACCACAACCAAATTGACCAAAGTTTGGACCAGTTGGTAAACTATCACCAGGACCTTCAGTTATATCTGTTGTAATCCCATAAAAACCTTTTCCACACCCCCATTGTGCTGGTTGTAAATACTCCAGTGACTGAACCCACTTTAATTTTGAATTTGTCATCCAACAAGGAATAGGATTCCAATCAGAATCACTTGGACATTTACCCACATTACCAAAACACCAAACTGCTTCATCTTGTGGACACACACAAACATTACCACAATCTCTACAATTACCATTTGGATTACCCAGTCTCTGATAACCACAATCACATAATTCTGGCTGATCCCAACAAACTGAATGATCTTCCCAAGTTGGAAGCTCGGGAGTACAACTATTATCACCATCACATACTCCACAATTATCCAATTGAGCAGAGCCACCACATACACCATTACAATCTTCTGTAGCTGAACCACCACATACACCATTACAATCTTCTGTAGCTGTACCACCACAGACACCATTACAATCTACCCCAAAATCGCAATCTCCATCACAACCATATAAATCATAAGGATATGTACCACAATCGTTTTGATAACACCCATTCCCACCACATACACCACAAATATCTTCTTCAGCTGAACCACCACATTCACCATTACAATC